TAAACGCTGATGGTGCAAATATTGTATGAGCATCACCAAACACGTCCCAAAAAGCATTTTTGTCTACGCCTTTTATAGCATCGTAGATCTGCTTTGTTAATGTATCCATAAAACTTCCCTTTCTATAAAAGTTTACATAATTAATATTAACAAGGGATAGGTAGAACACAATAACATTGTGCTCTACCCGAGGAAGTTAAGCCTTTGCATACTCCAAGGCTTTTGCTAGACCCTTACGCTTGAGGACAGCATTACCACCAAACCATGAGGAAGTAAGTCTGTTGTCTTGGGTAGTAGCTTTTTTCTGGTGGTCCATAACATAAGTAAGACCGTTGAGAACACCCCACCAAGTACCCTTTGCAGATTGCATATTACTTCCAGGACTTGTTTCAATAGCTTGTCTTACAAGCTCAGAAGTATTAGTAAACTGCTCGTGTAATAGTGGTTGGTCGAGACCGTCAGCCTTTGCCCTTTCAATAAGTAACTTCGGCTGTAGCATCTCAGCAATGTAGTTATCAATTTGTTCTTGCTTTGCTCGCTTACTAGCAAGGAACTCTGATTGTTCCTGGAACACTTTCATTTGCTCGCCAGATATGCCCAGTGCTTGTTCAGCAGAACGCATAACCTCTTCATCAAACATTTGTAAATGTAACATACGGAACTTGCCAGTGATACCGTCTTGATTAAGTGCCAGAGTTATCGTGTTATTACAAACAACCCTGATAGGTGTAAACATAATAGTCATAGCAGAACCTACCTTGTGACTGTTAGCCATAAGTAAGTAGCCTTCTATTTCATCGCCTCCTGCTAACTTAAAACCTTTTTTAATTTTAGCAAGACCCCAAACACGTTCACCGTCTGATAAACTTCCTGCAGTATCCATTTGCATGTGTCCTGCTTCGGTAAACTTTTTGAAAAACGACATTGTTTCACTATTTTGGAATGGCACAAAAGCCTCACCACAATGTGACAACACCCTATTGTCAGTGTCACGCACAATAGCAAAATGCTTATCTGCCTTGAGTAATTTTGCTTCACCTCGTGGGTCATTTAAGTCCCAAGTATTTGGCTTATCAGCAAAATAGAATGGACGCTTGGACACAGTCCAGTCAAGTCCAGCGGCGACTAACATTTCCTCAGGGGATAAGTTAGCGTCGACTTTATTACCTAGACCATGCCAAGGAACTTGTCCTGCATAAGCCATAGTTTCAACCATGTGAGCCATATAAACCTCCTTTACTGCACATCATTGTTAGTAGCTAGGTCTAGTTGTGGGAGGCTGTCGTACTCCTTAAAACTAATATCTAGCCACATTTGTTTACCCTCGTGCGTTGCAAAACAAACACGCATCTCCACATCATTGTGAGGTAGTGCTTGTGTTACGGGATAACGCACAAGGTCGGTAGCATCATCACCTTCAAACCCAATATCTGCAAGGGTGTTAGGTAATTCCTGCAATTTTTTTACAACAAGGCTTCTGTTAGACTTACGCCTAATTGCCCTATTGTTGAGCTTAATAAGTAGCTCTTTGTTTACATATAACTGCGACATAATAAACCTTTCGTAGTTTGTTTGCGTTATGCTTATAATATATAGTGTGATACCTAACTGTAAATCGTCGCATACTCTTTTTGAGCATTTAGTTTGGTATGGAGTATCCTTGTGAATACATGGGTTGTATCAAGTGTAAATTTTTTATTGCTCTAGTTAAACCAACATAAAAGACCCTAGCTTCATCATAGTGTGCATTATCAAACCTTCGCCACATAGAATATGATCGACGCATTGTATCTGTCAGCATTAGAACATTCGTAGCCTGAGCTCCTTTTGCAGAATGAATAGTAGATATCCTTATGCGTGGTGTCGCTGTTAATGATTCACCCTTACGAAGACAAGCCTTAATATATCGCCTATCCGACTCAGCTATCTTACCTAATCCCTCATCCCAAGGAAGATTATGTAATAATCCATGAAAGTCTTTTAAATCTTGTAGACTGTAAAATTCACCTTCTTTCGCTTTGGGTAAAGTCTTATGTCCATACTCTACTTGTTTTCCTAATAACATTTGTTTGTAAACGACTCTTACTTGTTCCATCCGCAATCTTTCACCTGACCTTAATTTTTCCCAGAGTCTTACAGCTTCCAAAACTTTATTATCAATCGAGTTGCTTCCATTATAGACATATAAATGTCCTCGCCTTCTTACTTCTTCCTCAAGTTGTTTAGCACCACGAGTCGTTCTACTTAACAATAACCAGTCTCCATCCGATATGTCAACCATCTCTGAGTGTCTGTACCAGTTGACTGTACCTTGTTCTGCTCTTGGCAAGAATGCTTTTTGTCTTCTACCTACGACTTTACTAATCACACTCTGGCTTAACTTATGATGTAAAGATGGTATCCTATAACTTTGATTCAAGACAGTAACCTCTCCATCCAAGTTTATAAAGTAATCCACATCTGCTCCAGCATACCTAAATATAGCTTGGTCATCATCTCCTGCTACATATATTTCTTTAGTATTGTTTTGTAACTGATGAACCATTTGCCACTGAAGTGGTGATAAGTCTTGTGCTTCATCAATAAACACAGCCTCTAGTCTTGGCGATAACTCTCTTTTACAAAATGATTCTAACATATCTGTATAATCATATAAGTCATACACTTGTTTCCATTTTTGTAACCCACGATTTACATAATCCACTCTTGACCAATCTGTGCGTAATGGCACAGTAGAAGAGTTGTAAACAGAACGGAGAGGTTGTTGTAAAATTCTAGACATATTTATAATCTCTAAAAATTTATCACCGTAACCATAATCTTTGAATGGGCTATCGGCTTGATCCATCTGACCATAAAAGTTACCAATCTTGAGCCAGTCAGATATTTCTTTATACTTACTTTGTGTAAGTATCTGTGAGTGACTTATACCTATCTGCATAAATGCTAGGCTGTGAAGTGTTCTAAAATAAGGTAAGTCACGCTTTACTAATTTAAATTTTTCACATGCTCTTTCAATCGCTTCGTTCGCTGCTCTTCTCGTAAAAGCAAAATAACCAATTTTATCTGGAGGCACTCCAGAAGCTAGATATTGTTCTACTAATGATAATAGCTTTGTAGTCTTTCCAGTTCCAGGAGGTCCAACTACAATTTTCATTATATCACATCTTCTTGTTTAGGTATATCAGGTAACTTCATAGGCTCATCATCTGTTTCAAAGTACTCTTGTGGTAACGACCACACATGTATCCCCTTGCCTTTGACTCGCCAAAACATTTTATCAGCCTCTATATTCTGTAATCGTAAAGTTATTTTAGAAGAAGAGTAATGGTTAAAATCATTTACTGAAAGATGTTTTTTAATATCTTTAACTTGAAAGAAAACTAATCCATCCATCCACACTGCAACTCCTTGCAAAATATCTTCACGTTCCACACCCCTTGCTCTTTCACTACAAAAGGAATGCAGTAAATCTTCAAACTCACCTTTAATAGTAGCATCTGGTGGCACTTCTACAATAGTTAAACTATCCAACAATAACTGTATTCTTGTCTGCCAAGCGTTTTGACTTACTGTTCTTGGTAATCTATTTATCTGTGACACACAATCTTTTTGGAATCGTGTTTGTGAAACTAATCCATCCGTGCTTAACTCTAACCTTTGTCCATCCACATTTAAAATCCAGATAGGTGGATCACCATCTATTTTTGTAAGAGCTGACATACTGTTTTGCACACCGTTTGGTCCAACACCATGCTTGCGTGTGACACAAACTTCTTTATTACAAAAAGGTTTTATAGGTTGGTCTTCACATTTATAAAAGTAATCTTTGCGTTGCAACTGCTTGATTACTGCTCCAACTTCAGCATGTGAAAGCGATGGTTTTAAATACTCTAGATTATATCTTTGTATCAAAGCCTCCCAGTTATCAGCGTCAAACATACGAGCGTAAACACCTAAATTAAATAGAGCATTGTTGCGTGACCCTTCGCCAAAACCCATACTGCATAAGTGTTGAAGGCAAGGAGGTCCATCGGGCAAATGATTGTCTTGATTGGCATTTATCTTATAATCAGTAAACTGTTGTTTACCTATTTTATATTGTGAGGCTTTTTTTACAAAGTCCTCAGGTGATAATACATCTAGCGTTTTAAGATCATACACAGACCGTGTACTCATCTTGCCTTTATAGTAAGGCATGTTTAATCCGTTGCCAGTGTCGCCACGCTCCACTAATATTTCTGATTGTTTGGGAAACACCTCACCTTCAGCTTGCCCTAATCCTGACGCAATCTCTGCAAGTTTATTTTTTACTGTAGATGCTTTTATAGGTTCTTTAAAAAAGAAATATATATGGGCTCCACCTGATTTACTTCTTGCGACCCAACCTATAATTCTTTCTTTACGTAATCTTTCAACTAAATTCTTGTGGTCTACTTGGTAATTATCAACATCTATTGCACCCCATAAACAAGTATTATCATCCATAATAGGTATAATACCTAGACCTTGTTTACCATTTAAATGGTCAATCCAGTGTTGTACTTCAGGAGGCTTTTTAATTATCTTATATACACCAGTCTTTTTACCACTACCGTTTTCATCGAGGTCAACAACACCGTAGGCTCGTTTATTACCTTCAAATAATTTAAATAACTTTTCTGCTAACTCCATAACCTCTCCAAAGAAAACGAAGCCACAACCCATGAGTAACACAGAAAGGAGGCATTGTGGCTTCTAACTTAATATTGTCCTAATCCCATTGCTACAATATCAAGTGTTCTTAGAAAGGGTCACCATCAACTTCTGCAGTTTGCTTTGGTGCATCTTTAATTGGTGGTAAGTCTTCTGGAGTAGGGTCAGGCGAAACTTCTTTTGCTTCTACCTCTCCAGCTTCAACAGACTTTGCAAAAGCAACTGCATTGTCAAACAAACTTTTTTCAAAGTCGTTAGATAAATCTAGTTGCCTTTCACGAGCGATAGCCCAACCATACCATTTACCTAAATCATTTTGCTCAGGCACAGTTGTTAAGGTGTAGAACTGAGACATCATTGGTAAAGTGTATGGTCCATTCTTACCCATAGCTGTCATAGCGTTCATTTGTGATAACCAACGTCTTGACTTTTTTAATTGTGTACTAGACATTGTTATTAGACACCTACTGTATTGGTCACCTTCCACAAGCATTACAAAATGTTGAGCAGTGTTTGTCAACAAGTTACCATTTGGCAAAACTTCTTCGTTTTTATCATTGCGTACTGCCGTAGACACGATTGGGTCATCTGGTAAATAACTAGCTACATAACCACCACCCTCTGTTCTTGGCTTCCACTCAACATACCGTCTGTTATAGTAACACGGCACAACTAACATTCCTTCTTTACCTGAAGTTACTGTATTTGTAACTGTATTATATAGCATACCTCCTTTTGCACCTTCAACGTAAGCACCATCAGACTCATCAACTTGTGGGCTTTGTGCTCCAAGTATTCTTAAAAAAGGTATAGACATATCTTGAGTTGTAGTTTCTGCAAAACCTAAACCAGACATTTCTTCAAATGAAGCGTTTACAAGTGCTCCCCCTTGTTTCTTTACAACTTCAGCCATTACTTTCTCCTTACTTTAGCTTGTAAACCTAAAAATACACCAAACAAGTCATGAGGTATATTTTCACCTTTTCCAGTTTGTTCTTTAACAAATGACTTTAGTGTCATTGGCTCTACCCAAACTTTATTACTTACTGTCATACCTTTACCTTGTAGGTCAGCTAACAAATCTTTAGCTTTATTATCTTCGTTCCTACCAAATGAAGCAGTAACAGTATTCTTTATTATACTTCCAAAGCCATTAGAAACTAGCCACTCATGAGCATCTTTTCTATTAGCTTCTGTTATGTGTGCTGATACAAAGTCTGCCACAGTAATCTCATGACCATCTTCTGTTTGCAAGGTTTTTAAATTATGTTCTTGCATAGCAGAAGGCAGTAAGTCGTGTGATATTTCTCTTAACTTTTGCTCAGCTTCTTTTAGTTCTGACTTTAAGGTTTTAACTCTGTCCTCAAGTTCTACTTGCATTTTGCAAAGTGAACTGACAGCACTTAAACCTTTTTCGCTTACTTTCGTAAGCTCGTTAGCAGTTGATTCAAAATCCATGTAAGCCTCCTTATTTATAAATGTCAACTGTTAAAGGATAATACTCTTCATCAAGCCTATCCCATTTAAGTATTTTTGCTTTACCTAAATTGTTTGACATGGCAACAGCACAAGAGATGCCAATAATCACAGGATCCCCAGATAATAGCAAATAGTCTTCATTGTTAAAATTACGCAACAAGCGATTTATTCTCCTAGCCGTTGGCTGTGAGGATAAGGCAACTTGTTCCTTTGCAGGAATGAGGATTTGCAGATCGCCAAACTCAGAAGCCTTCGTTATGTCTCTTCCAGGAACTTCTTGCGTAATAAATACAGTCACACTTTCTCCTATGCTGTTGTTAGTCTTGCTAGTGTTTAACCCTTGTCGCTACCTCACACCCTTTGCCTAGGAGCTTAGGGCTCTTGGTAGCCAAGTGAACGGTTTGCATGTCACGCTACTAAACACTAGCATTAATAAATATATACTTTTATATATAGTAGTAAAACACAATTTAGTCTAAATGATAAATCAGATATTTAAATATCAGATATCGATATATTTTCCGTCCCGCGAATAATATCGTGCTGAGCAAAAAATACTTAAAATCCAAAACACTTTGTATATAATAAAGTTAGAAAGTTTTGTAATGAAATATAAATTTAAATTACAACCTTATGAGCATCAGCTAACAGCTCTAAGGAAAGGGTGGAACTTGGAAGAGTTTGCTTTTTTTATGGATATGGGAACTGGTAAGTCTAAGGTTTTGATAGATAATTTTAGTGTGTTGTATGACAGAGGACATATAACTGGTGTTTTGATTATTGCACCAAAAGGTGTATATAGAAACTGGTCTCGTAATGAGATACCAACTCATATGCCAGAACATGTGCTAACTGATATCTGTGTATGGCAACCTAATCACACACAAAAGTTTTTACAGACTTGGAAAAGTTTATTTGTACCAAATGATAATTTAAAAATATTCTTAATGAATATAGAAGCCTTTAGCACACGCAAAGGTGTAGAAGTGGCTGAAAAGTTTTTGTTAGCTCATACTGTATTAATGGCTATAGATGAAAGTACTACAATAAAAAGTAAAAAAGCAAAACGAACAAAGTCTATAGTGAAACTTGGAAAGAGTGCCAAGTTCCGTAGGATTATGACTGGTAGTCCTATAACAAAAAGCCCTATGGATTTATATACACAATGTGAGTTTTTAAACCCAACTCTATTAGGTCATAAAAGTTTCTATAGTTTCCAATATGAGTATGCGATTATAAAACGTCGTAATTTAGGTTCATATAGTTTTAATCAAATAGTGGGATATAAAAATTTAAAGGAGCTAAATGGTTTGTTAGATAATTTTAGTTTTAGAGTGCGTAAACAAGATTGTTTGGATTTACCTGACAAAGTATACACCAAGCGTATTGTTGAGTTAAGTGATGCACAACGTAAAATGTATGATGATATAAAAAAGATAGCACTTGGTATATGTGAAGAGGGTACTGTTACTCCTACCACAATATTGACACAATTACTTCGGCTACAACAAGTATGTTCTGGTCATGTAAAGTTAGATGATGGCACGGTAAAAAACTTTCCATCAACAAAACTAAATGAGTTAGAAGTTATGCTTGATGAAATAGATGGCAAAGTTATTATATGGGCGAACTTTACAATGGACATCGTACTAATAGAACAACTCATAGGTAGAATGTACGGTGTAGAAAGTGTAGTGAGTTATTATGGTGAAACTACAACTGATCAACGTGACTATGCTGTAAGTGCTTTCCAAAATCCAGATAGCCCAGTGAGATTTTTTGTGGGACAACCTAGAACTGGTGGTTATGGATTAACACTTACTCAAGCATCTACAGTTATATATTATAGTAATAGTTATGATTTAGAAGTGCGTTTACAAAGTGAAGACAGAGCACATCGTATTGGACAAGTAAATAAAGTAACTTATATTGATATTATTGCTGACAAAACTGTTGATGAAAAAGTGCTACAAGCCCTCAGAAACAAAATTAATCTTGCTAGTGTAGTTTTACAAGAAAATGTAACAGATTGGATAGTTTGACGAAAAAACGGATCCGAATAAGCTCGATATAGTCATTGGAGCGTAGGGCAGTGGTATGTTTGTACCCTAAAATTACTTCCCATTCTTGGTCAAGTACGCAGTAGTCCCCATATAAGTTCCCACTATTCCAGCACCAGAAATATAGAATAAATTGCTAATATCAGCTAATGCTTCTACTCTTTCTATAGGAACAACAAACATAGCGACAGTAAACACTCCCATACCTATCAGAGTGTATCTTGCCATGCGTAATTGTGCTAGATTTTTGCGTGCTTTTGTTTCCGTGTCTTTTATTTCTTTCATACTAGAAAGTTCTTCATCAGAAACTATGCCGTCACCATCGATATCATACTCTGCATATTTAGATTTTTTCTGTAATTGTTTTTGTGTCATCTACTTTCCTTATATAGCCATGCAAGAAATATTATAAAACCTATGATGGTGCAAAATAAAACAAACCAACCAATATACTCCCATATTTTTCTAACAAGTTCTTGGCGTTCATATATTTCTTTTTGTCTTTGTTTTCTTATTTCTGCTTCCATATGTAATATTTCATTCCAGGAGTTTGCTCCGTAATGAAAATTTATAAATGATTTAAGTTCTTGCCTCTGTGCTTCTAACTTTTTCTTTGCAGTAAAAGCCTCAATCGCACTAGCTTCTATTTCTTTGCCTTTAAATAATTTTCTGAGTGGAGAGGCATTTTTTGCTGACTTTTCGGCATTATCAATATCACTCAATGCACCCATCCAACGACCTAAATCTTTACCCATTGATTCAATATCACGACCAATCGCAAAACCATTTTTAATTGCTGTGAAGGCTTTACTCGCCGCAGTTATTGCTAATCCAATTGAAGCTGGATCCATGATTACCTCTATACAATATTAACCACCATCATTCTATTTACGAGTCTATCAGCACGATTAGTTACTTGGCGATACCATCTAGAGTCTTTCATTTGTTCAGATGCTTCAACCCAGTCACCACTGTCAACGGCTTCTTTCATCTTTTTAAATCCAGACATTCTAGGATATCCCATATTGAACATCATGTTGGCGATGATTAATTGTACCTCTTCGGGTAAGTCATCGTAGTTGGGATATAACTTGTTGCAATCATTCAATGTGATTTGTATATCAGACGCAAAACAAGCATCAACTCTATCCTCCGATACTGGAGTCCCAACTGGTTGATCATATTCAGGATCAGTTTCTTTTATTAAATGACCAATACCAAAGGTCGGTAAACCTAAATGATCTAGGTATATTTCGTGTACACAACCTTCATCTTCAGCTATTTCTTTTTGTAATTGTTCTAAGTTCACGTTAATCCCATTATTCCTGCTCTGTTTGCAATAGCCGTTCCCGTGGTATCAAATGGGAATAGACTTGCGTATTGCTGGTTGTTTGGAGGATTAACATTACCCCCACCTGATACCTTGGGAAGACTTAAATTCAAATTTGCTGTGTTTGGCGTAATTGTATTTACTGATGCTTGATCACCCATGAACGGAGGTTTACCAGTTCTTTTAAACTCTTGTTCTCTAGTTTCGTCCTCAAACCCAGGAGTAATATCTTCACTTGCTAAACCTAACTCTCTTTCAATGCTTGTAAGTATAGAACTTAATTTATTTAAGTACCCAGTTCTATTTAGAAATGTTTTTTTACTATGTTCTTTTGTAAGTTGAGCGACACTAGGCTTTTGTGACATTAAAATTGCTAGAGCATTTCTTGGTAAGGCTGAAGATATAAACTCAAAAAACTGACCTCTTGTTGCTTGTCCTACAACAGAACCAGTTGCAAAGGAAGATCCAGCATCTTCACCCATATTAGCAAAAAAACCGTATATTCGTATGCCTTCTAAATTTTTAAAATATTCTTTATCCACCTCGTCTGGTTTACCTTGTTTTGAAAATAAAGGTTTTAAATTAGCGTAAGGTCCAGCGAATCTTTTTAAGTCATCTAATTCTTTTGTAAGAGCTTTACCATTTATAATTGTAGAACCATCAATATCGCTTATTCGTGTTACGTTAGGTTTATCTAAAATCGTAGATAAAACATGAGTTCTCAACTTTTCTGCATATTGACCATTGATTCCACCAGATATATTTATTTTATTTAAAAGTTCTTTTTGTGTGCTATCTTTTATTTCATTAAAAGCAACTTCTGCATCAACAAGTTCTCTCTCCATTGCTTTTACAGTGCCACTATTTTTCAACCAATTATGTCTATCTGTAAACTTTAGCAATGCGGAACGAGTGCTTGCATTTGGAACTAATAATTTAAACAGTTCAGGTTTTTCCGTAGCAATCTTTTTAAGTAAAGGAGCACCAGTATCTATGTTCGCAAGAGTATATTGTATAAAACCATCTTGTATGTTTTCCATAGTTTTAATATTGTTAAGTTGTGAAACAGCTTTAGTTCCACCCTCTTTACTTATACGCATAAAGTTTTTTAGTAATTTTAAATCGTTTGCATTGAGGTTGCCCTTGTACAAAGCGTCCATTGTTTTCATTACGTTTATGCCAGCGTTTCTGTCAAACAAAGTATTTAAACTTGTAAAGTTTACTACATCAGTTTTTTCTTTAGTCAATACTCTTGCATCAGCTAAAAACTTTTTAAATTCACCAGAGCCACCTGAAGGTGTATCAATAACTTTATCAATCTCATCCATTAACTCTCTCGCTAGATAAGCCCCATCACCTTTTTGTGCTACGATATCACTTAATTTATTTCTTACAGTAAGCATTTGTTTGAGTGCATCAAATGTTCTTTTTTTACCAAACGTAGCAACAGATATTGTTCCAACATTTGGGTCTGCTCTTTTGAGTTGGTTGAGTAAATTACCTAAATCACCTTGTAAATCACCACCTATTTTTTCATAAAGATTTTGACCTTTTTGACCTTTTTTTGCCATTTTTATTTGAGTGCCAGTAAGCATGTCATCTAACTTGACAGCTAGATTACTAATATCAAATTTTACGTTACCAGCTCTAGCTGATGAAAAGGCTTTTGTAAAAGTACGATCAATTAATTCATTCATACCTTTTTTATACAAATCAAGGTCATTTACAATATCATCATATCTTACATTGATGGCTTTACCTTCAATTGTCTGAACTCTTCTAACAGTATCTGATATTATGTTTTTACCTAATTTATCTATAGTAAACATTAAGTTACCTTGAGACAAAGTAGAAAGATCTTGTTTAGCTAAATCTTTAGCTTTTTTGTATAGTGCTTGTTGTTGAGCTGTGGTCATAGCTTGTAGAATGTTTGATGTACCACCTACTTGTTGAGCCATTTTTTGTAGTATAGGTGAATTAGTAGCAAGTTGCGATATTGATAACGGAGGTAACCCTTCATCCATAGCAAACTTTTGAGCTGTGAGAGCCGAGGGTGGTGTTTTACCAACAAAAGCTCCAAAAGGCACACCTTTATTACCAAGCATTCTGTCAACAACAAATCTACCCATTCCTGGTAAGACTTTGTTTACTGCTCCTTCAATTACACCTTGTAAAGCGACGTCACTGGTAAATCCAGTAACTAATTTTTCCCTAAAAGATTTATCTTCAACATCAACACCTTCATCAGCTAGAGCTCTATCTAACGTAGCTCCAAACATTACACCTCCAGCAGTCCCTAAAAAGGGAGAAAAAAATGAGCCAACAAGCCCTCCTGCTGTAGCATAATTTAAAAATGTGCCACTAAAGTCACCAATATCCCCAGTAAAATCACTAAACCCACCATCTGGATCTACTCTATACAGAGGACCATCTTTAGTTAAAGAGTATAACATTTCTGTTTTTTTACCACCTACTCCTACTCTTAATAATCTACCTTCAGGATATTTTCTTTTAAAATAAGCAAACTGGTTTTTAAAATCAAATGATCGACGTGCTAAACTATCTCTATCATTTGCAGTAAGTCCACCAATCTCATCTCTACCAGAATATTTATCACCAAAACGTTCTTTTAATACATCTTCAACACGTTGATTTTCAAGTTTCATATTTCTCAGTATTGTATTGACGCCCTCAGTATACTCACCAAACTCACCTTCTTTAGTTGTTGCCATCGTTAATCCTGGTTGCGTCATGAAAGATAGAGTTGTTTCTGCATCAGGAGCAACAGCTTTTAATAAATCAAAAAAGCTAGACTCTGGTACAACTTCTAACGAAGTACCTCCAGCAGTTTTAGCACTAGTTACGCCTGAAGTTGTTACTATATCTTGACCGACTGGTTCATTCAATGAACTAGAAGGTGTGGTTGTAACATTAATATCTTTACCTTGTGGCTCATTTAACATTTATTGTACTACTCTTTGTTTAAAATCAAATTGTCTATATCTATCAAAAAAGTCTTTTATATCTTGATCACTAAATTGTTTATTTGGTAGTTGACTTTTTAATAAACCTCTAAACTCATCACCATAATTTACTAAAAAGTCTTGAGCATTATCAACATCTGGCTTAAATATGAGTTGTGCTCGTGCTACTTGATTTGGACCAATGTTAATACCAGCGTCTTCATCAGTTCCTTTTCTGGCAAAATAGAAACCCTCAACAGTTTCGGGTTTTGCATTTTTTAATTTACTAATAGTTTCTGGTCTAACTAATGGATTAGCCTTACGATACGCATCTATTCTAGCTGTCATAGCTATATATCTATCTTCTGGCTTCATAGCTTTAAGTGCCGGATCTTTCATCGCCTCATTAATTATTTCAAGTTCTTTTGTAGAACGCACTGAAGCCTGATTAAATATTTGTTCCATAATCTCTATACCTTCAGGTGTTGTAGATAGTTGTAATCCAGCTTCTTTAATTAAGTCAACTTCTGACTGGTTCAAGTTTCCTGGAAAGTTAGATGCAAAAGTTACAGCAAATTGAGCACCTACTTTATTCAATGTTTCACCAACAGCTATATTACCACCAAGGAAATCTTTTAAAGTATCAGCACCAATTACTTCTTGCATTTTAGCATTGAGAGTTGGAGAGGCTTGTAACAATTTACCTATAGTTAATCTTGCATTAGCAAACGTACCAGTTCTAAATCCTTTTGTACCTTCTTTGAATATTGAAGCAAAACTTGCTATTCTTTCATTATTTGTTGCTGACTCTCTAGTATCAGTAATCAACTTATCAATTGATTTAGCAAATACTTTATCCATTGATTCTGATGGGTTGTACTGTGTTGTCAAAGTTGAGCTTTTAGTAATAAAGTCATCAAACGCATCTTCTTTATAATTATTAACTAAACGATCAATCTCAACTTCTTCTAATCCAGCTTGTGCTAATCTTGTACGCATTAAGTTAGCTTTATTATTAACAACATTTTCAAACTCACTTGTATCAAACAATGTTCTACTTAATATCTGTACTCGTTGTTGTGCATCTTTATATTGATTACTGTTTCTATTCGTGGCAGGATCTCTAAGTACTGCTTGAGCTTCTAATAATTTGTCTATGTTTTGTTGTAACTCTGGAGCAACTTTGTCTGATAATGTAACTTTGTCAGTCGGATTATTTAAATCTACAGCCATAAACCCAGTTTTTTCTGTGCCAAAATGCACCATGTTTTTACCAGCAGTGCCTTCAAAAACTTTTTTAGTATTTTTAGTTTTATTTATTGCGACTAAACCAACACCCTCGACATTAATAATGTCAACATCATCTCTACCTTTTACTCTTTGTGTTGCCGTTTTATTAATTTTATCAATTAAAAAGATAGCTCCTCCAGGACCTTCTTTTACGACTGTGTTTTCTGCTGATATTTGCTTATCAGTTTTACCACCCACTATTTGGAAATCAAATGTACCATCTGGTTTCTTTTTATTTATATCATACAAGTAAGTAGCACCTGACGGAGCATCTGTAAAACTTTTAATCTCAGGTCTTTGGAACATGACTTTAAGAGAAGAACCACCATCAGCATCTTGCGTTATTCTACCTATAAAACCATCTCTTTCAATAACTTTTCCTGGACCGCGATCAACAATTTTTACTTCACCAGTTCTCTTGTTTTCTGCTATTGTGTCACCAAACTCATTTTTACTAAACGTAAATCCGGTTTTAGCTAATTCTGTTAAGACTGGTTTAATCATTTCAGATTTAGCTTTACCTTTAGCTTTTACTTCTTCTTTGTAAACATCTCCTGCTTTTTCTAAACGACTTTCTTTTTCTTTAGCTTTTAATAATTGTAGTTGTATCAAAGGATCAAGTTGCTTTTGCGTTTCAGGTGACAGAGCGGCATCTAATAAAGTAGGACTACGACCTATTACTTGACCAATCCTTGCTAATGTTAATCCAGGGAGGATTTTACTATACTCATCATATGCACTTGGTCTAGAAGTATATTGTTCTTGTAAAGTAGCCAATGGCGTAACTTTTGGTGCATAACTTTCGGCTAACCCTAACAAACCCACTGGTGTTGATGCTAATTTTTGTAAAGCATTTATATCTACAGTAGGTGGATTACCTGTCCTTAACATAATAGGGTTCTCACCACTTTGCATTCTAGCCATAGCTTCCATTTGTTGTGACTCATCAATATTTGGTGCAACTGGTGTTTCTGTATCTAAATCAGATATACCACCAGTGGATTCTATTACAGTCATTATAGGTTGTACTATAGTTAATACAGACTCTGGTGTTTTATTAGCATCTTCCTCACCAACTAACTGTGCAAGTTCTGTACGTCTTTGTTCTACGCTAGCTTCATCACCACGGATAGCATCCATAATTTCTTTTGGATTATCAGCGTCATCAATATTTTGAAACAATGTTTCAATGCCCGAGGTTACATTACTCAATGCCTGAACTGATTCGTTATCTTCTAACCCTGATGTAATTCCGCCCATTGGCTCATTTGTTAACATTTGCATTAAAATATCCCCAATTTACTTCCTGCACCATACAGACCTAAACCAGTAATCCCAGCTCCTAACGCTTGTTGAAATAAAGGCACTTGTTGCTGTGGTGGACCAGTAAGTGTTTGTATCTGTGTACTTGGCACACCTCTTAATATATCACTATAAAAACTTAACCTTTGTTGTGGCTCTAGGAAAGCAAATCTTTCCCTATCAACTCTTGCTTGCTCGTCAGCAAGACGTTGTTGCTGTTCAACTTGTCCACCCCTGAGTAAAGCATCTGTATCTGTTAAGGCTTGTTTTTGTGCTAACTCACCTATCCCTGCTTGTTGTGTTGCAAGGTTAGATAGTAATCCTGCTTGATTAGCTAAGCGTCGTTGTTGATTTTCAAATGATGTCATAGCTGATTGTTGAGCTTGACCAAAGTTTCTTGCTAAATCTTCAAATATTCTTCTACTTGCTACATCACCTAATTCACGCTGAGCAATACCTTCAAGTACACCTGACCTTGAACCACCAAATGCTCCAGCTCCAATAGCTGATGCTCCTCTTTGAGCTTGTTGTTCTGCAAACTGTTTATTAAGTTGTGATAGAGCTTGCTCAGTTACAGCTTTTTGATAAGGGTTCATAAACTGGTCAACCATGCTAGGATCAAATATACCAGTAGACAAAGCTCCTACCCCTTCAGCACGATCTAATGTTTGACCTGCTCTTTCTAAAAATGGTTTGTATCCACCGATACCACCTTCACCTTGAGTGGATAATTGTTGTAATGCTTGAAACTGTAATGGCGACAAGCCTAATTGTTCTGGCGTGAGCCTACGGAGTTGCTCCATAGTAGGTGCTGACTCAGCTAACGCTTTTGCTTGTTCCATTAACCCCAGTTTATAGGCTTCTATTTCAGGGGCTTCTCTTTGTATAACGGTTTGTGTTTCAGCCATTATGCTACCTTTTCAAATCTTTTCATCATTGCATACATACGTTTTGCACCTTCTTTACGGTCGCCACCTCCAGCACCTTGCACTGCTCTTGCATTCATAACAAACTCACCATCACTTAACATAGCTGGTATTGAATCCGAGGTTGATGTTCCAGGACCAACGATTTCACCACCATCAGCTCTGTTTAAATAGTATGGGTTTTGACCGTAAAAGTTTCTTAACCTAAAATCTTCAGGATACATCTCTAATAAATCTTTACCAGTTATAAATGTTTCTTGACCAGTTTCTTGATCTGGTACTGTAAATATTGGTAAACCAGATTTGTCTAAACCATATAAAGTAAGACCTGCGATACCAGTGAGAGGAGCAAACTTTTCTAACGCACTTGGAGCTAGGTCTGCTTTAGCTGTTTTAACTGCTTTCATCAAAATATCAGCTTTTCTATCTTTAGTTAAATCAATGCCAAGTTTTTTAGCTAGGTCAAGTTCACCCTTTGCTGTAGCTTGAGCTGATTTAATTATCTCATCAGTTGTAGGTTGTATACTTTGTCGTGATGGAGATATATAATCATCATATATACCTTTAGCTTTGCCACCAAGTTCTTTTATAGAATCAAGTATTCCAGTTTCTTTAGGTGCAGTGACACTTGCTCTCAACTCATCAATGCCTAATGTAGGATCACCCCCTACTTGTAACAGACTCGAGTCTCTTGGTTGTAATGAACCAACTGTACCTTTTGGTAACGATGTTTGAGTTGTTGTTCCTATATTAGCTTTGGTTGGTAATGTTGTTGTTATATTAGAAGACTCACCACCACTAAATAAATTACGCACATCATATTGACCTTTAGTTATTCCAGCTTCTATACCACTAGCACCAAAGCCACCTTGACCAAAAGCCATATTACCTAATCCTGCTAACCCTCCTGCAATAACTGCGTTTTTTAAAGCATCTTGTGGTCTTTGTCCTGCAACTAAACCTCCAGCTAAAGAACCTAAACCAGTAGCTAAAAACATCGGCATAGTTGGTAGTAAAAACGGAGCGGCGATTGGCAGTACAATCGGGGCGACCTTCTTGACAATCTTTTTTAAACCTTTGAATAATTTTTTAAGAAAAAACTCTGGTTGACCAGTAACTGGATTGATTGAGTTTAATTCATTACCTACTATATAACGAGCAGGATCTAAATCAAGCTCACGCATTTGTTGGAATAACATTTTTTTCAGTCTTGGATTATTATCCAAAACTTCCATAGGTATAACAGTTTCACCCTCTTTAGCGTGAACAACATAAGTGTCACCATTACGACCAAACTCAGAAAGCATTTTACTTGCATTCTTTATCGTAAATAATCCGCCCTCGGGTACAAGCGGTGAATCATATGAAATACTTGCTATACCACTCATGTTTTTATCTTAACACTTCCATTATCATTATACAAGGCTCCAGTTTCTAATCCAGTTTCTGATGTGGGTAAATCAGTTAAAGTAATTTTTGTACCACGCAGTTCTCCAGGATTTTGTAATTGTGTTGTCAGTTGTGATAAACTTCTTACCATATCATTAAAATATTGAACATCATATTCTTCAGGTGGTAATGAAAAAGTTGGTGGTACTAACTGTCTACTCATCTATCTCCATCCGCTCTTATATCTACTCGTGGTGTACCTAAACGCCAGTTTACACCTTGAGTTGTACTTTCTACTCTTAAACCAAAAGATCTGCCACGCAATCTCAAATGATTAAGTTCTGTAGTAGATGTTACATTATTTGTTGAAGTTTTAACAAAACCTCCTGCAGGACTACGTTGTGCTTTTAATGAAAAAACAGTAGTTTTGTTAGCGTCAGATATGTTTGAATCACTATTATCAAAACTTACATCAGGTATCATTCTACGCAAAAATACAAACTGATCACCATCTTGTATATCTATTGGGCTTGATTCTATAAAGGAAGTAAACGCTGTACCATCATCATCATTACCTTTTTCATGGTTGTATACCAAGTTTGAAGCTGTTGCCATTGGGTATTGATATACACCTCTATCAACCCATGAAGTCCTGGACAGAGAGCCAACATACCATATTTTTTGGTCATAGTTATACACAACATATTTATCATTCTCACCAGTGCCTCCGTTTGATACTGCATTGGTTTGTGATGGGTAAAACCAAAATACTTCACCAAAAGCTGTGTTTACTCCTGCATATACTTTCTCTGATTGTGTTTCATTAAAATCATTAAATACATGATCTCTTACACTGCAAGGAATTATGTTTACACGACCATCATAAATATAAAATCTATCATACCCCATCCAAAACACAGCATCACCAACAGCTACAGCACTATTGAAACTTCTTACGGTAGTTCCACTTGCTAATTGTGTAATCCCAAAAGTAAAAGGTGGACCAATAAACTGCATACTATGAACAGAGGTATCTGTAATAACAACCATTTCTCTTCTAGTTTTAACTGCTGTAACTATTTCAGAGCCACTACCTATCCTTAAATCTCCTGCAGTGTTTGTTGTATCTGCTGTCCATAAAAAAGGGTTTTCTTGACTACTAAATCGTATAAGCAATCTGTCCTGCACATTAGAACCTTGTGGAGAGGCACCAAAACAAATTACATGACGGTCACGCTCAGACACAATAACTTTACGAGATTTTAGAGGAGCAGAATCTGATAACTCTAACAAAGTTTTAGCTCGTGTACTCAAACCTAAAGATTTATCCCAATAAAATAAAAAACCATCACGTTCATTGAATATTAAATCTTCACCAAAATTATCTTGAGACCATAACCTTAAAGTACCACCACCAGCAACAGCAGATGACGCTGAACCCCAACCATCAGCACCCCAAGTTCCAGCACCCCAACCACTTCCAGGAACGACAGTGTTTATACCTATATTTATTTGATATTCAGCATTAGCAGTGCCTGACGCAGATAAAGTTGCAGGAGCATTTTCTGATAGGTTGATTGTATAACTATTAGTAGCTACCGTTAAAATTTCATGCTCATTATCTAGTAATGTATCCAAAGAACTATTACCAGTATTGCTAGTGCTGAATGTTACAAAATCACCAACAAGAGCTCCATGTCCAGTATCATTAACTGTTACACTAGGACTTGAAGTAGAACTTATTGTAAAAGTTATCGCCATTATGTTTCATCCACAAAATCAGTCACTGTTATACTTGTTGGGACTAACACAGTTACACTACCAAGTGTTGCTGTCATTGCTGGAGTTGATTCATTTTGAGTAACTGTTCCAACTTCACTAATTGCACTCACACCAGATCCTAACACTACTGGAGCAAGTGTATCATTACTTTGAGCATTAACCGTAACACCAGTAAACCCTAATGTTGCTGAAACACCTGATACTGCAAAAGCCACTGTTTCTGTGTTTAAACTTAATATAACTTCATCACCAACTACTTTTCTTCTAATAGGTGTAATGTCAAAATAAGTTTGTGATTCCTCTATATAAAATTTAAGTTCTGTTCCTATACCTAGATATTTATTACCTTCAAGATTAGCCCATGTATGTAATGATCTTGACGTTCCTAAAAAAGTGGAATTTGCATATTTTTCCCAACCACCTAGTTTTTCTGGGTAACCAAAACGAAAACGAATTTTATCACAATCATTCCATCCACCTTTGTTTGAGTAAGATGTTGTTTCTTTATTTATTCCTGGTCTAAACTTTAAAGACGTTATTGGCACGATTACTCCTCAGTTGGAAAATCAAAAATAGGTGCGTTATCTAAAGTTGGTTTACCATCTTTATCAACTGGGTTGTCGAAAAGTGTTTTAAATTCAGTAAGGTTAGAACAATTATTAATTTTGGTTTCTATCGTGTTACAAGCAGTTCTGACCTTATCTCTATATGTAGTCGTGGCACTTGATATAGCAGTGCCTTTTTCTGCATTTCTTACAATCATCCAATCAGTTCTTGCTAAAAGATTATTTGTTTTTTCTTTTGTTTTAGCTATCCAAATTGATTTTAATCCTAAAGTTACTGCTTGTTTACCAGTCATGGGATCTATAACAGCTTTACCATCATCATCTACTACATTAACATCAGTCAATGATTTTTCTTTTGGATTACCTTTGTCATCTCTACCAGAGTAAAAGCGATCATCATATGGTGTTGGTATCGATGGTGGATCCTCCCATGTTAACCCAAAAGATTTTAATTCACTATCTGTAAATCTTGTCCAAACTGCTGGATATTTTGTATTATCATCTCCAACCCATGCTTTTCCTGCTTGAATTAAAGTTCCATCTTTTTTCTTCCAAGGCATAAATTATCTCCTATTAAAACGCATTACTAAATTTAAATGGATTGTGAGCCCACGCCCAATAGAGGTAGGTGTCTCCTGCATTAATATTATTGACATCACCATGTCTTATTTTAAAACCATTAGATAAAAAATCTATATCATATAAATCTTGCGTATCATCGGTGCTGTTAGTTATTAAATGATATTCTCTTGGATTGCCTGAATTAGAACTTTTGTGTCTAGTATCATCGTAAATAAGATGATCAGTGCTTCCAGTATCATAATTTTTTATCCAGATAAGAGAGGGACGAAAACCTGTGTGGATAAGGGGTCCATCTGCATTGGCATTGCCTTCATAACTACCAAATTTACTAAATCCTTCAATGCTTCTAAATGCCCAAAACAAATGAGTACCAGAAGTACCTGATACTTGTCCCGTAGTAATACCAATCAATGTTGAATTTAAGGTAGAAAGCCAAGCACTGCCTGAATTTGAATTAGCTACAGTGCTATTTATATACTGTAAAGTTGTTCCAGCCGCTGCCATACCAGTATGCCAATATACCCAGTTATCAGATCCATCAATATTTCTAAACATCAGAAATTCTGGTGTTGCACCAAGACCATGAGCAAAAGTATAAGTTCCACTTGTAGCTTCGTGTGTTCCGATTGTCATGCCCAATGTTTGATTAGTTTGTATTATACTATCTTGAGTACCAGTAGTATCTGTGGTTGTTGTACCACCATTTATTTTCCAGTTCCAAGCTACATAGGTTTGCCCAGAACCGTTAGTAAATCCATTACCGCCACCAGTATGTTCAACTTGAAAACCATCAGAATCAAATGAATTAAATCTATTAGTGCTATCACCCTGAGCATCAGTTGTATTTGAATGAAGATCCTTTAACCCTCTTGTGCTATCTAATACATAGTGATTCACAGTAGTGTTTCTATTTTTTATCCATACCCAATCTGGTTGAAAACCAACTCCAGTAATATTTTGTGTTGTGTTGCCAGTTCCACTATAAATAACTACATTATGAAAAGCAGTAGGTTGATTACTTTCATCTGCATTAAAACCAGTGTCAGGCAAATTCGCATTGCAAAGAGCTAAATATCCGCTAGGAGGTGCATAATAAAAATCACCATGACCATTACCATCAGTATTATTTTGTGCAGTCTCTTCTCCTGCGAAACTACTATCTTGACCAAAATTCACTGTTTGTGAATTTCTATATCCAAATGCGGGAAAAAGATATTTTCCACTAACAAACCCATCTAATGTAAATCTACCACTCGAACTATCGACAGTTCCATTAAAAGTATTATTTGCACCAAACCAAACATATCCATTATCTGCATCAAAAGCCACTTGCATTATATCACCAGAACTAGTTGAAAATACATCTGTTGTCCCTGCTGTTGCATTATAAACTTTACTGACAAAGCTTGAATACATAATACCTGAGTTGGCTGAATTTTGACCTAAATATGTTGACTTTTGTGTGTGAGGATCTTGCCTTAATCCAATTGTTTGATATCCATTACTATTTCTGCGTGCTTCAAAATACCATTTGCCACTTGCAACTCCTATAGTCCCTATAGCTGTGTCATAAGCATCCGTGCTTGTATATTTTAAGTTTCCTTCAGAATAAGTTGCTGATGCCTTTTGTCCAGCACCTATATTTATATCTAAAGTGGCAAAATTATTCTCAGGACTATCTGGTAAATTACTATCACTTGCAACCATGCTAACTGGTGTAAAATGATGTGTGTTACCACTTGTATCAGCACCTATACCACTAGAATTAGCTGAAGTTCCAGTTTCTTTAAATTCAAGTCTAAATCCATTAGTTCCATAAGAGCCACTATATGCTTTAGGTATCCAAACACCATTTTTAAACTCTCCAAATTCGTCAATAACGTACTCTGTTGCACCTGTGCTTGGATTTGTTCTTGATGTATCACTTACAGCAGTGCCATCAATTAAATGAAAATCAGCTATGTAGGCATCCATATACCTGTCATTATTAATCATTCGTCTTCCTATTTGATATGCTTGAGTATTGTTAACAGGCAAATCTGTTTGAGGACAAGTTCCAGACATTGAACTACCTAAAATACCATTAATGTAAATTTTCATTCTATTATCATTACTTGCTTGGTCAGTGTCTACAACCAATACACAATGATACCAATTAGATGTGTCTCGTAATTTAGCAGTACTTACTACAGCATAATCTATACCTCCTGCTACCACTGTACTTGCACTACCATCAAGATATATCAAAAAAAATGTGCTATTACTATTTGAGCCACTAAGTAGATTACTATAGAGTGTAGCATATTCAGCAGTATTAGATTTTTTTGCCCACCAAGAAAAAGTAAATTGTCTTCTATCTCCTGCACTTGAAGGTGCGGATTGTGTCATGTAATGGTTTGCATCAAATCGTGCAGATTGTGTAGCAATACCATTATAAAAACCTGTGCTTACTTCTCCCGCACCATTTGCTTTAACTAAACTCATTAACCATCCTTATGTAAGAGCCGCCGATGCAGATACTAATATTGTGTCATTGCCACTATCTGCCGTAACATAGTATGCTAAATGATATGTGCCACTTGCTGATAATGTCGTAAGAACATCTGCATTTATAGCTACAAGTGCATTTGCAGTAATGGTGTGATTACTAGCATTTACAAACTTTATATTTCCAGATTGACCAGCTTTGGCATTACTAAACGTAATTTCTGTATTACCACTCGTAGTGCAAGTAAAATCATTACCTACTGCTAAATCAAAACTGCCATCATTTTCTGCTGTTACTGTTACGCCAACTGACCTGCCAGTCACTTCAACATCGTTACTTACTGTAACTTTAGTTGAAGCAGTCAAGTCTATCGTTGGTGCAGTTATTTCTACTTCTGTATCTGCGTCTACATCTAATTGTCCATCAGTGCTAGAGCTTACAGACAAAGCACTATCTCTAAACGTCATTTTAATAGCATCATTTAAAAGTAAAGCACTATCTGCGACATGAGTTAGATTTACATCACTATCTGCACCAAAGTTTAAAACTGCACCATCAGATGCTAAACTTAAATCATCACCAACTTGTAAATCAGTTGAAATATCAACTCTTGTACTAGCGTTTAAATCTATTATAGCCTCACCGTCTATTCTTAACGTACCATCACTTGATTGTTGAACAAAACTTGCAACATCTCCAAATGTAAGTTTGTTTGTGCTATTTAGTGTAAGTCCCGTGCCATCAGTATGTGTAAGTGTGGTGTCTGTATCAGCACCAAACCCTAAAACTGCTCCATCTGATTTTAATGTAATATCATCACTTACGATTAAATCATCATCTACAGTCAAATCAACTGCGGCGAGGTGTGCAAAAGCATCGACAACATTGGCTCCACTTCCTCCACCATCTAAATATAAAACTTTTGCAGTTCCTGGAGCAATGGTTACATTTGTACCAGAACCTTGTGATATAATAATATTTTGGGAACCACTTGTTCCGTTTTCAATAATATGAACTCTTTTCATTGTGTTTGGTGATATTGTTATAGTGCAAGCTGAATCTAGTGTACCAGTATATTTTATAAACATTGCTCTACCAGCATCAGAGGAAGCATCTGCTACAACTGTATCATGAGTATCCGCATTTGTTGTTATGCCCTCTGTTCCAAAACCTAATGCTTCGCCTATGAGTTCTAAGTTCGTATTTGTTTTTGTACCCCAATTACCCGACTGTTCTCCAGTCGCCATCTCTTCGAGTCTTAAATTATTTACGAATGTACTTGCCATATTACCATCCTTCTAAATCAAGCCGCCCAATTTGGTGTTTGTGACGGAGTTACCTCAGTATAACTCACAGATATATCATTTGCAATGATACCGTATAAATTTAAAGTTCCTAATGTCGCAGTGCCTTCTACACCAGTTATAACAATATTTGATACGGTAGAACTCGTGGCTGTTCCTAATGAGGTTGTAACACTAAAACCAGTAACAGATACAACAACAGGTATTACTCCTACTGCTGTTCCTAAAGCACTCGTTCCAACTAATCCCGTAACTCCAGTATTAGCAGTTCCTATGACAACAACAGCAGATTCAACAACAGTATTTAAAGTTGCACCCATCGCTGAATGATTGGTACAATAGTAATATAAGGTGGGAGCACCGCTTGCTACAACTATTTCCGTATAAGCTCCCGCTTGTCCAGGTGTTCCATTTGTTGTAACTCCAGTTGTATATTCTGTAAGACTTGAGGAGGAGGCACTTGTTTGTGAATCAGAATCTGCCGTAAATCTTAGAGGATGACCACTATTAGAGCTGTCTGATTGATCAAATCTATATCTTTGACCCTCTATTAAATCTAACACAACATCTGCTGTAGCGGTGCTTCCATTTATTGCGTATTTATTAGAAGAGCCTACATTATAATTTGGATGATTACTTGGGTTGCCTCCAACAACTGTAACAGTAAAAGTCGTAAAGTTTGCATCGGTATTAGCTTGCCAACCCATTGCTGAGTGATTAGTACAATAATAATATAACGTAGGTGCTCCATGAGCTACTGTAATTTCTGTGTATGCCCCAGATTGTCCAGGAGTACCGTTAGTTGTAACTCCAGTTGTATATTCAGACCCTCCGCCATGAGTGCCATTTGCAGTTGTACTAAATCTTAACGGATGTCCACTATTACTACTATCACTCTGATCAAATCTATACGTTCTTCCTTCATCTAAAGTTAAAAGAACATCTGCTGTTGCAGTTGACCCATTAACGGCAAACTTGTTTGCAGAGCCTACGTTATAGTAAGGGTGGTTTGAAGGATTACCACCTACAACCGTTATTGTAAATATAGTAAGACTAGCATTTTGATTTACGCTACCAGTTGCACTAACGCCAGTAACTGAAATATTTGCAGTGCCTGTAACTGCCTCGTCACCAATATTAACAGTACCAGTTAAACCCTCTTCAACAACTTGTGCTCCTCCAGCTCCAAGAGCATCACCAATAGCACCAGTTCCAGCAACGCCAGTAACGGGAACTGATAAGGAAGGTAAAACAGTTGCAGTTCCTACTGCACCAGTTGCAGATAATCCCGTCTCTACTACAGTTGACCCAGCAGATGTTCCTTCTTCGCCTAAAGCAGAAGTTCCAGCAACACCAGTAACAGAAAAAGAACACGTTCCAGATATAGAGGCATTGCCTATTGCACCTGTTCCAGCATCACCAGTTGCACCTACAACAAATTCTGGAAAGGCTTGAGCGTTTCCTACTGCTGAAGTTCCAGCAACACCAGTAACAGAAAAACTTCCAGTCCCCGTTTCTGTTGTATTACCTAATGCGGAAGTTCCAGCAACGCCAGTAACCACTGCGACTGAAGCACCCTCAGAAACTACATTGCCTAATGCTGAAGTGCCAGCAAGTCCAGTTTCGACTACAACAACATTTGTAAAAGAAACTTCGTTGCCTAATGCAGAGGTTCCAGCAACTCCAGTTGGTATAACTTTGGCAGTTCCAGTTTGTGTTGAGTTTGTTTGTGTGGCAATAAATTCATTTTTATACATTCGTAGATCACTACGAATTGTTCCAGTAAAAGCATCACCAGATTGAAATTGAGTAGAACCATCATCACTATCGCCACCAGCAGGAGTTCCAACCGCAACACCAAAACCACCATCAGCACCTCCTGCCCAAGTCACACTACTTCCGTTAGATGTTTGTCCTTCAGCGACAAGTTGTCCATCTATGTAAATTTCAGTTATACCAATGTTTTGATCTATTGCCCAAACAAGTGTATGGGTATTTCCATCAAAAAATTGTGGTAAAGTTGAGACTGCTACTTGAGCAATAGAAATACTATTACTCGTAGTGTTGTTACCTACTGTTCCAGATCCAGCTCTTAGTCTTAAAAAGTAAGCACCACTTTGTTCTGATATACCGAACCAAGCTCCACTTCCTGTGCCTCCCGTTTCCCAAATACAAGAGGCTTTGGTAAAAGAAGATGGCAGATCCATTTCTGCGGCAAGAACAATATCTTGATTTCTTTCAGTGTTTGTGATGTCTTGAAGGTTTGAGCCATTACTTATTGTTTGCCCGTCTTGGACAAAACCATCTACAGTCAAGCCAAATTCTTGACTGAATGACGTAGCCATAAGGCTATCTCTAAAGTCAACTGAAGCTACAGTTTGTGCAACTACAGTTTCACTGCCTAGTGCCGTAGTACCAGAAACACCAGTAACTTCAACGGCTAGAGGAGCATTCCATGCTCCTTCACCCCATGTGCCTCGACCCCAACCAGTAATGTTCGCCATTGGTTAGCCTTTTGTTAGGCTATTCTAATAATAGCGTTTGATGCGTCTGCTGTTGGAAATTGAATTGTAAAAGTGCCTGCTGTAGATGTTTTATTAGATGTAAAATCTAAAACAGCAACTGCTTTATTACTATCAGAACTATTGTAGATCAAAGCACCCATTGCAGTAATTGTTGCAGTTGTAAAACTTAAATCAGCAAAATCTGTAAGTGCAGTTGTTCCAGAAGTTGATGGATCTACTCTGGTTAAAGAACCACCCCCAGTAGCATATGTACCACTTGATGCTACTTCACCAGTTGTAACAAGTGCCGTTGTTGTTGCACCTAATGTCGCAGTTGTTGATGATTTACCACCACTACCCTCTGCAAAAAGTGCTAATTTAAATGTGTCTCCACCTGAGTTTTTAAAATTGTGTACACCTTCTAATAACTCTTTCTTGAAGGAAGTACACATTGCTTGTGTTATAGCCATATTAGAGTCTCCTTATATATTCAGCCGTTTCCTTTTGACCATTTGATCGTAGGACTTGGATAATACTAGCACGCTCTTCCTTTCTTGCCAAGAGTATATAATGATGAATGATGCCTTTAAGTTGTTCTCTAAATAATTTAGCTTGTTCTTTTAAATGTGACGGAGCATCTTCTGATATACTTGCAATCTTATCTACAGCTAAATCTGCTATTTGTTCATTGTTTAAACCACCTTTTTCTGAGGTTTTAACAATTACATTACCTAGCTCTGACACATTAATATTAAACATTTTTATTAACCTCCTCGTAAGTTACGCCCACTATGTCCTCTCTGCCAATGATATTTGGTGTTGCATCTAATGGTTCTGGAGGATCTAATTTTGATTTTCTTGTTATTAACATACTACCTTGTGTTGTTGTAGAAACTATTGGGTCTTCAAGTCTATGATACCCATACAACTTTTGATCATCTGGGATATTTGTATCTAATAAACTTGAGTTGTGTGCAATATTTACTTTTATACCTTTTGATATGGCTATGGCTAACCAAAATTCACAGCAAGCTCTACCAGCCTCTGCAAAATTTATGTGTTTATGTGTAAAATCAATTCCATACAAATGCAACTCTTTAAAATCATGAGCTATTGCGTATGCAAAAGCGTAAGCGACTGTGTTGTTTAAATAAGCATATTTAGTTTTTTGTAAAACTTCTTGCAGTGGATACTCAACAACATCAGGACATCTTTCATCTAGAGTGCAAGAAAAGATAGGTATGTTTAGTTTTGACTTTAATCTATCAGCCATAATTGTTGTTTGTTTACCAGCATTAGGAGTATCTAAAAATCTAGAGGGTGGATCCATCATAAAACATTTATCATGATAAATAACTCCTGACATAGAATTAATAGCCCATATTTCGTCAAATTTTTCGCTTCTTATTCTAGCAAGAATAAATTCACTAAAGCTATTGCCTAAACCGACAATAGCTACACTTTTACTTTTCTTCATGTTTGTTTTTGTCTAACCAAACCTTCTCTAAAAGAGTCAGAGTAATTTCTACCTTCTGCATAATTTTTGAGACGTGCAATAGATTCTAAATATCTACCGTTATATAAATCCAACAAATCTTTTTCCCCTTTCATAAACGTATATGCCTCTACTAATGTACCATATAGTAAAGCATCAGGGGCGTTTGTACTAATCCAAGTTGATCCACTATCATCAGTTGTGAGTGATGCTGGTCTGTAATAATAATGTAATTCCGCTGTAAAGTTGGCATTTGGAGTGGGTGCTAAAATAAAATTATCAACATCAAACTGTGCATAATATTTAGGTGTTCCCGTTACTGTCGGGTCAGGGTGATACTCTTGCAAAAAGTTTACATCCTTTTGTAGCAAAAAAACATTTGATCCACTACTCACTAAAGATAAAGAAAAAGTTGCCAAATAATCACTGGGCTTTTGTAAAAACTTATTACCTGACGTTGCTACACCAGTAACATTTTTACGGAAATAATCTAAATCAACAGTTTTAAAAATACGTTCTTCTGCATTTTTTATAAAAAAAGGTATTTCAGCTACAAACGTACTCTCATCATTTTGTGTCCACTCTTGCACGGAAGCCGTTAATGTAGTTAATGTAAAGCTCATGATGTACTCACTGTTACTGTTCCTAAACTTGTAGTGGCACTAAAAGAATCTAATTTTGTACCTAATATACCGAGTCCAGTATTTGTTATGACAATTAATTGTTTATTATCATCTTCTTGTTGTGGTCTAGGTTGATAAAGAGCTTGTGGCTCATGTGGTGGTTTGCGTGGAGTTAGCTGAGGGTGTTTAACCTCATACTCAGATCTATGCACTACATTACCGTTCCATTCCATAACACGCTCTCTGTATGGAAAGGCAAAGCCAGACCTATCTGATATAAACTTTGATTTTCTTCCAATAGCGTATCTAGTCATACAAATCCATAATAAGTGCTACTAGGTGTTAATGTTAGGTTAGAACGATCTCTATCTTCTGCTGAAGCACGCTCAAACTCTTCTTCATATACAGCTTTTAATATTTGTATTCTGTCAGGAGCTTTTTTCATTGCCAAATAATAAGCAAGTCCTGCAGTCAAACATGGATAAAACCTAAATGGTACTTCCATTGTATTTTTAGCTGTATCTGCGTCTTGTATCCTAGTCAAAGCATCATACACAAAAGTATCTGTGCTATTCTCTGGGGTAGACCAGAGTTTTAAATTTGGTGTGATCTGTCTATCTAAAAAATACTGACTAGGTCTACCAGTTGTAGACTTTACTGGTATATTAATGTATTGATCCCTACTTATTCTACTAATTGTAAAATCTGTAGTTCCTCTCCGTATGACAGCGTTCAGAATATCAATGACATCTGTTCCTAAACTATATTCCGCTGTACCTGATGTTAATGATTGTGTACGTTGTTCAATAGTCCATTGATTCAATCCTCTATTTGCCCAATCAGCTAATAATATATTTAAAGAACGTTTGGCTGTTTGTAAGTCATAACCAGTCCTTACCTCTAAACCACAACGCTCAAAGGCTTCCTCAATATATTCAGCTACATCTAGCTCAAAATCAGTAGAGGATGAAGTGGTCATTAACTGTAAGGACCTTTCACCACTTTTCCACCATTAGCAAAACTTTTCTTTTTATTAGCTCCGCCACCCATGGCAAAACTTTTTTTCTTCATAGCACCACCACCCATCATTTTTTCTTTTTCGTTAGTAGCACCACCCATTGCATAGCTTTTTTTCTTCATCATTACTTATTCTCCTTATAAAGATTGTTGAAGGTTACTTCGGGATCCATATATTGTTCATGTTCCTCTGCGTTATGAGTCCATTGACTCGGTTTAAAATCGGGAGCTCCCTCTCCAGTTTCCCAGAGTGCAGGGGAAGTTACTCTAACCCTGTTATTTGGCAAGGCAACAATGTTACCAGTCCAATTATCAGCCTTTATTAACTGGATGACATGACTCTGCTTATGCTGAGCTGGATCATCTGCTAAATCAGACTGACTGTAATCTATTGTAAATAAATATTTACCGATATGCAACCTATTATCTATTTTACATATCCATGGACTAACACTTACATAATCTAACTTAACAACACTATGATGATGTGAGCTACAGTCCCAAGGCTGAGCAAAGCGTGGGTGCATAATATCAGGCATAGTGTCCAAAGGTATATCAGCAACCAATGCAGTTAAAGGCATTCTAGCCCACATTGCTCCACCGTGTATATTTGTTTCATCAGTGCCGTCAACCTCACACCCAGTAAACACGACTTGAAACCCAAGCGTTCTATCTGGCATTGTTGTTACGGCAAACGCATGAGCATGTATAAATTCACCTTTATATTTTTCATGATTATGCGTAAATTCTTTGCGTACCCAACATTTAAAGAAGGGTATATTACTAATTAAATATGACATTAGCCTTTTTTCTTAGCTGTAGGTTTTTTCTTAGGTTTTTTACCTTTACCAAATATATGAGCATCAACTTTCGCCGCTTTACCTCCAGTTAGCACAGAGTTTACGCGAGCCATTGCCCATTGGTTAGGTGTTGTTCCAGGACGGTGTCCAGTTTTATAAGCGGCGAGTCCTTTGTTGTAGACTTGCCTTAACTGTCCTGCTGTTACTTTTTTACCTTTTGCTCTAGCTTTTTTAGCCTTTTCTGCAAGTGTTTTACTTACGTTTGCTGACACTTTTTTTCCTCCTCTTACTTGGCATTAAACCTTTGTTAACTGCTCTAGCTTTTTCGCTAAAACCTAACTTTTTCCCACTTTTAAGTTTTTTTCTTATTGTTTCTAGCTTTGCTACCATTTTTCTTTTTTCTCATAGTTGCACCTTTTATTATATCTCCACGAGTTATTTTATTAAAAGGTGGTGTTAACGAAGCTAACTTCTTTTGCTTGGGTGTTAGTTTTTTCTTCATTTCTTTTTACCTCCATACATTTTTCTAAATCGTTTTGTGTACACAGACTCTTTTGTTTTTCTGCGTTTACCTTTTTTAAAGTCTGTGCTGAACTTATAAGCAGATGGATCATTATCTGCTTTAGGTGCATTACGTTGTATTTCCTTACGACGTTTAGCACGCTCTGTGCTTGACAAGCCTTTTAAATATTTTTCTGGTATTTTACGTTTTGTTTTCTTTTTCTTGGCTGGAGGTTTATTAATTTGTTTGCTCATTTGTCCTCTCGTCATAGCCATTTTAAATCAACTTATGTAAAAAAGGGGTTATAACTATTAGAATGGCAAGCCCCCAAAGTTTAACATCAAACTTATCAAGACTCTTTTCTATACGTTCATATCTTTTTCCGCACTCTTCTTCGTGCTTTTCTAATAATTTTAAAACTTCGTTAGCTTTCATTACCATGCCTTACATGACCAATATCTTGCAGTAAATTTATCTTTAGCCGTATCACATCTATGTCTTGCTCTAAATGATTTACGACGTCCTGGCTGATCTTTTTTTATACTCATGTTAGGATCGCCAAACCTAACAAGTTTAATTTGCGTGCCTTTTTTAGCTAAAACTGCTGATTTTTTAGGACCTCCTGGAGTTTTCTTTGGTTTATTAAATCCAGGAAAAGTCATCCCTCGGTAACTAATTTTACCAGAGGGAGTCCTTTTTACATCTTTTGTAGTAGCCATTAACTATACTCTTTTTTGACTTGTAGTATTATTGTGTATGTATCAGCACTAGAATGACCAACCGTAGTAAATTGTATGTCGCCAGTTTTACCTGATCCTGCATTGTTTGGCAAACCTCCAAAAGTTGAGTAATCATGATAACCACTTTGGTTTTCACCTAATTCAATACAAAACACATCGCTAGTTGCGTCAAACAAAATTTTGACTTTCCAGTACAAGCTTGACCAAGAGAATTATTAGATAAGGCACTTACATCTACCTTTGTAACAGCACTTTCACCAGTGCCATCTGACACATTTGTGAATTTTAATACTGCCTTGCTACTACCATCTATAATAGTTTGTGAGGTTACTGCATCTGCCATATAAGCCTCCTATTATTGATCAGCAAAAGTTGGAGCGGTCGCTGACGTTACGTTACCAAATATCTGATAGTTTGTTGTGTTTAAACCCATAACGGTAATATCAAATCCAGCAGGAACATTTAATTGAATACTACTGTTTGAGCTACCATTTGAAAAAACAGAACTGATAGCATTGTCAGAATCCAAAAATGTAACACCACCAATATAGAAATTTGTATTTCCTGGAGTAATGATTAGTGCATCTGTTCCATCTGCGGCTCCTCCTGCATAAACAAATCTAAACATTGATCCAGCTATAGGGGCTGGAAGTGTGTATGTATTATCTTGACTTCCGTCTGGAACAAGTAAAATTCTACCACTATGAGTAGCATTAGTTAGTGTAACATCACCGTCAGATAAACTTACTGGACCGTCTCCTAAAGTAATTACTTCTGTAATAGTACCAGTGGAAGCATTCTTACTAATGGTTTTCATTGTAGTTTCAGATCTTAAGGGACCTGTAAAAGTTGTATTAGCCATATTAATCTCCTTGTCTTGGCTTTGTCGGGTTTATTCCCGTCAAGGTAGTAAAACTATAACATAAAAAAAGAGCGACTGTAAAGTCGCTCCTTTAATTTCAAGGGGATCCTTGATTTAAGCTCCTGGAGAGCCAAATACACAACGAGGATCGGATACGCCAAAGCTATATCTTTCTCTCGCCTTATATCTGACATTACCAGTATCAAAATCACCTTCCATTGATGTTGCAATACCTGATCTTTCAAAGTGCTTAAAGCCATTTGGAGCATCAGTTTTAATGAAAAATGCGTCTGTATCTGTTAGGAAGTGGTTTACAACATATCCATCAGCTAACATACCCATGTTTCTATGTGCATTGACATCATTGTCAGCAGTCCCTGGACGTAAATTAGTAGCCATTAATCTTTCAGCAACAAACTGTAAGTTTACTGGAATTATTAATTTACGACCCATTAGAGCAATTCTCATACCTCTTTCATCTATAAATCCAGCGATATCTATAAGAGATTGTTCTAATGATGTTTCATTCAAATCAGCAGAAGTTGAAAGTTCGTTTCTGAAATTACCACCACCTGATGTTGGATGATCAGTCGCACAAAGCTCCTTACCATCTCCAAAAGTGAATGTACTATCAAAAGCGTTATTCAAAATACTCGCCGCTTTGACTTGTTTTGTGTTTGACATTGATCTTGCTAACGCTCTTGTATATCTGCTTGAAAGTCTATCATAGAGGTTATCCTCAATAGCTTCTTCAGTTATAGCAAAAGCCAAAGCGATTGTTTCGTGAGTGTAACGAGCAGTGAAGGATTCGTTCGCAGTATCAAATGAAACAGCGGCTCCTTCTTGTTTCTCTGGTGCAGTACCAAAGCCTGTCAACATTACCTCTTCTTCAAAAGCTCTGTCAGAAGTTTCTGTGTCAAAAATTTCAGCATGCTCATTGTCATACCTGTCGTACTCCATGCCGAATAGAGCGTTCAATCCTGGCTCTAATTCTTTTAGGAGTTGTGATCTTGCAATAGCCATAATACCCTCCTATAAGCCAGTAGCAGTTAAGTGAAAATGAACATTCAATTTCACTAGAAAGATTACCCCAGCTGATGTAACATCAATGTCGTTGAAATCATCTTTGATTCCAACTATTCTAAAGTTATCACCTGCTGTAGTCGCTCCTGCAGTGGATACGGCTAATTCACCGATAGATTTACCAGTTGCACCGTTTTCTGATCCAAAGCCAGTACCCTCTGCGTTTGAGTGTACTAGAGCTTGTGCAGTCGCCGCATTAGTTAAGGACGCATCTCCTTGTATTTCAAATATCTGTGCAGGATTGTCATAGACAAAAATGCTAGCTTCAGTACCTGATTTAATTGAAGATGTTCCAGGATAATGATTATCAAAACGAGGTTTCCCGTTTAAATCAATATATTCACATCCGTTCATAACGCCTAAGATTGCCACACTACCACCGTCTGCCGCTGAGACATCGACTAATCCATTTGTTAATGGAATGACCATATCACCTTGAAAAATTGAACTAGATGATCCAGCCGTCGCCGCTGTCTGTACTTTGTACCTTGTCAGCCCCATTGAGTTTGGTGCAGAACCTAATAAGTTATGAGGACGTAAACCAAAAGGGGCATCAATATTTGTCGCCATTTTGTAGTCTCCTTCTCATAAGTTAAAATTATTCAGAGCTAGTTGCCTTTGCTCCGAAGGTTACACGACTTTGCCTATCTGGTTTAAGGATAGGCATACTTGGGTGTTGTTCTCTCATCATGTCGTTGTCGACGGCATCCATTTGATCGGATGTTTTTTGTTTAAAATATGCGTCTCTTTCGCTTTTTGATTCAAGAGGAAATCTAGCGAGTACCAGACCACCCACACCAATAACTCCAGCGTGTTTTCCGTCCTGGATAGTTGGTGCCTCAAAATCTGGGTACTCATCAGCTCTTACTAAATCAAATCCTTCACGGATTCTGGCAGAAAGATTTTTTTTATCGTCAAAGCCCATAACCGAAGTTCGGATCCAACGATGAACAAATCCCTCTGGAGCTGGGGGTGCATCTAAAGTAGATGGTGGTTTCCAAGGGGTCCTACGAGAAGTTTTTTCTCTAGTTACCTCAGTGCGTGGTTTTCTATCTGACATATTGTCTCCCTCACGTTTTAGCTAAATTTTGTTTTTGTTTAGCATATTGTTGTAATGATACACCAAGTTTCTTTGCGATTGCAACCTCTGATTTTGATAAAGTCACTTTTTTTCCACTTTTTCCTGGATTTGACCTTGTTGCTCCTGCTACTGGTGTATTTACTACTGTTTTTTCTTGTGTTGTTTCTGTAGTATCAACATCTTGTTCATCAAATTTATGCGGAAAAGCTTCACGCATTTTTGCATCAATAGTTGTATAATACTCATCTGTTAGAGCATATTGTTCACCATTTGCCCTAACTAATTCATTATGTATGCTAAAAGCAGTAAGAGTCATAGGCTCATCTGATCCAAACCATGTATTTTTTTGAGCCCAAGCCTGAGCTTTTGGATGCACTTGTTTTGGTGCTTGTTGTTCTTGCTCTGGTTTAGCTTCTTGTTCTTTTACTTTTTGTTCTCTGTCGACTTTGGCTTTATTTAATCTCTCAGCTTCTACTGCTAATCTTGCCAAGTCTTTGTTTATATTTACTTGAGCATCAACATCTCCAGCAGATATAGCTTCTGCTAGTTTTGTTTTAAGTGTAGATTCTTCACTTGTAACTCTTGCATCATATTCTTTTATATAAGAATCATCAATAGTTTGACTACGCTCTTGCAAAGTTTTGTTTTCTTTTTGTAAACCTTGAGCATACTCAATCGCCGCTTTTTCACGTCTTTCAGCTTCTCTTAATTTATAGGTCATATCTTCAATACGTTTTCTGACCTTTTTGCTATAGCCGTCTAACTTGCCTTCGTCTTTTTCCTCTTCAGCTTTTTCAACTTTGGTTTCTTCAGCTTTTTCAACTTCAGGTTCTTCTTTCGTTTCTTGTAAGTCAACTTCAACTTCTTCATTTTCTTCCTCTAAAGGTAAGTCTCTTTGTTTTGCTTCAGCCATTTATTTCTCCTATGTATGCAAAATATCTTCAGGGTTTTTAATTGTTGCTAGTATTTCATCATCATTTAATAATCTTACTTCGCCACCTTCTATACGAAAGCGACTTCCAGCATACCTACCAAAAATGACCCAGTCTTTTTCTTTACACCATGGAGTGCTATTTTCACCAAACTTATCTTTGTCTTGGTATGCAAGAGGACCCATTTTTAAAACATAGCCACAAACTGTTGCTAACGCTTCACGCTCTACAGCTTGGTCTGGTAACAAAACACCACCTTCTGTTTTAGCTTTACCTTTGTATGGCAAAATCAAAATACGCCACCCAGTAGGCTCTGGCATTTTTTCTAGCGATTTTTGTTGGGGCTCTTGTTTGGGTTCTTGTTTTGGAGGAAACCTTTTTTGTAACCTCTTTGGTAATATAATTTTACTCATGTTCCACCTTTTTGAGCAAGAGTTTTACCTCTTGTTGTAATGTTGCAAGTTCTGAGAGTCTGGCTCTCACTTCCTTGTAGGCTTCAAAGTTTTCGACACTACCATGTAATAGTTGTTCTTCTAAACTTCTCTGCCTCTCTTTTAGAATATTAACTATTCTATCATAAATGTAAAGATCCATTTATTTTTTTACTTTTTTCCTTTGGTTCCTAATGGCGGTCTTCCCCTTTTTCGCAATGGAGGCTTGCTTTGGTTTCCCTGCAAATTTTGCTCTTTGTTCGACGACCGTAAGGATTTGTATTTTGCGAGCATAAGGTTTTTTAATTCTTTTAACTTTTGCAACAGTAGCCCTAGCGTCTGCTGGAGTAGCGTACTTAATGCTAACAGTATCTTTTGGATTTTCATCAGTATATAGTCTCCTTCCAGATCCTTTAGGTTTTTTGCCAGTGCCTACTTTAGGATCTTTTGTTTTTCTTTTTGCCATTTTTTATAAGACTCGATAATGTTTTAGCTTGTCCTTTGTGTGTTTTTACAGCTTTTTTAAGACCTTTGATGACGCCTTTTATTTTCTTTTTCATAATTATCCTCTCTTAGTTTTTTTCGCCGCTTTAAAATGTTTAGCAGTTGGACGACCCTTCTGTCCTGGTTTACGCATTTTTTCTCCACTTCCTGCTTTAATCCTTTTTCTCTTTGCATGTATATTCCTATATAAACTCATTTTTTAAGATTCTCCCTAGCAACGCCTTTTGTTTTTTCAAAACTTCGCATACCACCTAGTCCTAATAATGATAGCGTAAGTGTCATAAGTTCGCCAGTATTTAATTCAGGTAGTTTAACTTCAGGCAACCATATGGCTGTCGCCCACTCTGCAATAGGCATAATAAAAAATTGTGTCAATAAACCTAAAGCACAGATCCACATGATTGCTGGTCTTGCTCCTGCAACAAATAAACTTGGGTGTTTGGCTTGTTCTGTGTTTGCTTGTATTTGACCTTTGGCTAACGCTTGTGCATGTTTCTCTGCCATCGTAGCAAGGTCATGTGCTAATTTATTTTTTGTATCTTTGTCCTCTATAAACTTACCAAGGAGTTTTGTAGCTGGACCAATTAGTGCTTGTAACATTACCAGAGCCTCACTCTTTTTTCATCTACCTTAACTAATTTACAAAAGCATGAGTATCTTTTTTGATCTTCACCAATGACAACATACTGTTCGTTAAGATGTTTTTTAAAATAGCCACATGTATTTACATTTTCAAAATGCAACACTCCAGCAGGAGCTCCTGATAAATAACACATCAATACGAAGGCTGGTTTCACTTAATACCTTTAAATTTAATTCCTTGCCTTGACATTCTACCACCACGACTGACCATGCCTCCAGCTTCCATGTCGGCACGATTATCTCTGGCTCGCATTCTTACAGCACCCCCCATGTTAAATTTTTGTTTGGTCATTTTAGCAGTCGGTACAACGCCACCTTTTGCCATGTTATTTTCAGTCATTCTTCTAATATCATCCTCAAGTAATTCTTTGAGGTCATCAAAATTTGGATTATCTGGATCCAAATCTTTTAATTGTTCTTGTAACTCTTTCAATCTATCACTCATAAAAGCCTCCTATATCTTGCTGTTGAGTTTGTTCTAGTGATCGGTCAACTAAACTAGGTAATCCTAGTGGTGTTAAGTCACGATTTACCACGGGAGTTAGTGTTTGACCAGTTACGGTTGGAGTAGGTGCAGTAACTATATTACCAAACATATCATACGCAGAGTCTACTGTTGGTCCCGTTTTTGCTTTTTCTGCTTCTTCTTTTAAACCACCCAATAAACCTGAAGTTGTTTGCTGTACGTTTTTATTTATATTCATCATGGCTCCAGCTAAAGCATTCATAACAGATATTGTGGGGTCTTTCGCAACAACACTAAAAATGCCTAGTGGCGTGTTTCTTCCTGGAATAACCATATCACCTACAGTTTTACCAATATCTTTAGCAGTTGTGCTTTTTAAAAAATCTAGAATATTAAACTGAGGCGTTGGGGCAACAGTAGGACTAGATGTTATTCTAATATTTGTTCCAGGATAAGTAATTGGTAAAGATTCTTCACTACCAGTAAATCCAACATCTGATTGTGCTGTACTTAAATCACTAAATCCTGGACTTACGCTAGTAACTCCTCCAGCTATACCAATATCGCTCATCCCTTATTCCTTTGTTCTACAATAAACCTAGCATTTTGTGCTCTCATATTAGCTATGTCTTCGGTTGTATCGATACGATCTTTTTGTATGATGGTATTAGCTTGCAGTTTTTCTTTATTAAGTTTTAATTGTTCAGCATCGTTCATAGCCTCTTGCATTTGTGCTTGCTCTTTTAGTTGTAATTCTTTTGCTTTTAAGTCTACTAATGGATCACGCTGACCACTACCTAATACTTGTGCCTCTTGTTCAAAATATTGTGCTGTAAGTTCTGCCTCTATTTGTGCCAAACGAGTTTGTAACATATTTGGATCCATACCTTGTTGTGCTTCCATCTGCACTTGCATATTAGCTTTCAGACCAATATGTTCAAATATATGTTGTTGTAATATATTTATCATAGCAGGATTAGCACGAACTATTTGGCTAGACATATAACTTAAATGTGTTGATATATGTGCATCGTGATCTTGGTCAGGGAATGCTCTTAACTGCATTTGCCCTCCTAATGCTGACATCACTTTACCATTTTCAATTACTGCACTCATAGGTTGTGGTTGTGGAGGTGGAGGTAATATCTGCTCAATATTGTCTACACCTAAACTATTATACACTCTTCTATAGGCTTCGTACAAATTGTGCATCTCTGGTTTACTACTTGCTAATTTTAATTGTTCTTGAGCTAAACTTATACGTTGAGACATACTAAATATGTTAGGATTAGCTACTGGTATTATATCAATACGCTCACTAAAATCACTAGCTTTATCACCTTCTTCAGTATAAGGGTATGATCCGCCTTCTTGAAAAATTAAATCTGATATTAGTTTAAATTCTTGTTTCATACTATTGTACAGACGTTTATGAACTGCACTTATAATACGACTACCTCTTTCTAACAGAGCTATTGTTGTGCCAACTGGCATTTCTTGATTATTTAAATTACCAGTACCCATATCTGTCGTGCCGACAAACTTTTGAGCCGCCTGAACCACGAAGCCGAGTAGCTGAAACAGCGTGCCACTCGGTTCTTGGTAGGGGAGGTTAAAGAATGAATTTTTTAATTGATCGCCAACAACATCAACATCACGCCACTCTCCAGGACGTAACGGTTCATCATCATTTTTTATGCGTAAACCTCTAGCTTTAAAGCCAGACGGCATATTTGCTAGTGTGCCTGAGTCAATTAACTGTCTTAAATTAGCTGTCGCCGCTCTTGATAAGTTACCTAGCAAATGTATCAAGCCATTACCATAAAAACCTAGTCCAGGAGTAAAAATATAGTGTACAAAATACTGTTTTTTGTTTTTAAAAGCGTCATTTTCGTCGTAATTTCTGTAAATTGACAAAACTTCACCATTGTCGGCGTTTACTGTAACGATATACGGTAACTTTATGCCAGTTTCTTCGCCTTTTTCATCTGTATCGGCAAATTTTTCTAAATCTAAGTAACAATGGCACTCAAAAAGTTGTATTTCTTCATAATCACCTTGTGCATACACTCCAGTTATTGATTCTTTTGTCTCATCGACGTCATCTCTGTCAGGTTTACCTGATTGTATCTCAATATCTCTGTAAAATTTGTTTACTTGTAGCTTACGAAACTCATTTTCTGACATATTTATGATCTGTGTAACTCTATCTGCTGAATCAAGATCACTTGCATTGTAAGGAACGAGCATATCTTTAGCTTCTACAAACTTACTAACTTGCCTACCAAACTGCGGATCAACATAAACTTTTTTAAATGCACTACCACCGAGTCCTAAGTAATATAACATCTGATCAAACTCAGACTCATACTCTTTCATTGTGTGCATAATGGTATAATTCATATAATCTTGTACACGTTCTGCTTGTTTTTCTAAATCTGGGTTTGTTGTCCCCATCACTTGTGTGCGTACTGGACCTTTCGCTGGAAGTAATTCTTTATACGCTTGACTTTGGAACTGCGTTACAGCTTCGTTTAACATTGGATGCACTACACCAGTAGCACCATCAAATGGTTCTGTACGACTTTCATACTTCAACCCGAGTAAATTTAAACCTTGACTGTATGTATCTAACCATTCTTGTCTAGCATTTTTATCTTCGTCTACTTTTTCTAATACATAAGCACTGACACCAGCTAACTCATCATCATCTAATTGTTCTGCAAGGTTTGCCATAAACCCAGTATCTTGTACTTCTTGTTCTGGAGAGCCAAGTTCCACGGACCCATCTTCAAGTTCTGTTATTTCTACATCATCATCTATTTGCACATCGTCATCAACTTGTACATCTATAGGG